TTTAGAACTTTCCCGGCTTTATTAACGCTTGACGGGATGCCTATATTTTGTCTAACTTGGTCTTTTTCAGTTGCATTAAAGTCCTGCGCCAAGTTGTTTACAGGATAATTAAGCTTTCTATAAGGATTCGGTTCAGGTGTAGACATCTTTCCTCCGTTAATTTAAAGCTGCGATCCAAAGATAATCGGGCTTAAAGTCATACCATTCAACTCCGCCACTACATTGAAGCGTTATATATGTATCTACATTAGATGCCGGAATAAACGCTGTCACTTGAGGGCAGACTTCAGTCATTTGGCTATTGTTATACAAGAATTCTTGACGAGCGCCGTTAATGCCTAAAGCTGTTCCACCCACCCAGAATGCTATATTATTTAATGTAGGTGCCAGTTCGTCCGGCTTTCGACTAAACCACATGCTACTTACAAGCATATAAGAATGTCCGGCTTTAAGATTAATCTTGCCGTAATGATAAACATTATGCTCGGAGTCTTCGTTAGTCCATTTTTCAATAGTAATCAAATTGTCCGGGTCATAATTACCAGAACTATTTTCAACTATATAACCAAGCAAGTCGCCGTTATCGCTCCATGTAGAACCATGCATATTATGCCAAGCTTTAGTGGTCAAAGCATTTTTAAGGTCATTGATATTAGCGGAAATTTCATTAGAACCGCTTATGTTGATACCATATCCGGCGGTATATGTAGCCCCACCACTGCCAGAGTTAGAACCTACAATCGGGTTTACCCTATGAATATAGACCGTGGCTTTAGACAATGAAGTTGTAGTATCAAGCCCGTCAATTGCAAGGCTAATCCAGCTTCGACTTGGTCTAATATCCCAAGATACTTCAACCCATTGCTTTGAACGGCTATTGTCAACACTAAACTTGTGTTCACCGCCTTCAGAATCAATAAGCTTACAATACAAGTAAGAATTTCCTGCCGTAGACCCTTCAAAGCCAAGATGTACCGTAATGTGGTATAGCTTTAGGGCTTCGATTTGAATATTACCTGCATTAACTGTAATATCGCCGCTTTCAACGGTATTAAAGATAATCTTACCGTTTTCATCAACCGTAGCTCCGCCAACAGTTCCAAACTGGTCTTCATCTTTCTTTACAACGAGGTCAACAGTATTTCCATCCCTTGTAATGATAATGCTTCCATCGCTGCTTGTAAAGGTTAGATTAACGCCTTCAGAATCACCAGCTCCGATGTTCAAACGTGAATATTCAAGATTTCCAAACTGGTTATAGACATAAATATCATAACGCTTAGAAATCTTACCGATTGCAACCGTTCGTGCGCCAGTTGTAAGCTGAATTCTAAACGGGTTAGGAGTTCCATCAAAGTTTTGAAATGAAATATATGGAGTGGTTGTTCCGGCTTCATAGATTTCAACATAGCCACCGCTTAAGGGTTGACCGTTAATGTCAAGAAATTGCGCATACCAGGGTATAATATGCCCATATTCATATGGATTTAAAGCTGCCATTTGGCCTCCAAAGTTATAAACAATAACGAGTTTAAAAAATCCCTACGCTTTATAGCATAGGGACTTTTATATTATTAATGCTTATCCATGCATTCATAAGATATAGCCATATGCGCATGATAGTCTGTGAAAGATGGCATATTATTGAATGAGAAGGATAGCGAACCTACAAAGAAATATGGACATACAACTGTAGATTTTTTATCATAAGTTTCCGCAGATGGGTCATCCCAGTACGGTTGAATACCGAAGGTATATCCGTCAATGAAATAAGCACCTAACTGTGCATCTTGATATCTACTATATTTGTATTCATCACGAGTACCAGGTCGTACAAATAGCGGAGGATAGGTTATAAGCTTTGCATTCACTCGGAATCTATCTGTACCTATACGGAAGAATTTCACGGTATCAAACCATGCATCCGTGTGGAATACGCAAATATATCCAGCTGGAGTACCATTTTCATCGTCATCTGAACCGCCTAGAACCATCTGCATAAGAACATATGGTGCAGTCGGAGGGTTCCAAGTTCCTATCAATGCTGAATGCCTAATAGTAAATTCATGAATAGCTGGTTCTGTTACATACGGTAAGAACGTGCCACTATTTCCTGAATATGTATAAGTGTGGTGTGAATCTATAGGGTCAAGATTAGTTCTATCAAGACCTATAGGCACTTCACTTGTACCGTTATTATTTACAATAGTTGCATTAATAAGCGTTCCAATTATATCGCCATACAATTGCAAAGTACCATTAACTGCATTATTTGCAAAGTATAGATTGATTGTACCGCTATTGTGCTGCCCAAGATTGCTATTTATAGTACAACTCTTACAAGTCAAATCGCCCTGAATGTTTACTACTCCGTCAAGCGTACAATTTTCAAAGTAAGCCGGACCAAATACTCCAAGAGCATTTCCTGCAAAGTTAGAACGTCTTGCAATAATGCCGTTCAAAGCCGTTGCAGTACCTGAAATATATATCGAAGAATCATCGGTATAAATAATCGGTAAGGTTGGCGGTGCTTCAGTTGGGAAGATTATATTACCAGTAAATCGACTAATATTCAACTCCGTTCTGGCAGTGCTAAGCAAGTATACATTGCCGTTGAAGTTGCTTATGTTTACCGTACCAGTCAATAGATAACCGTTGGTAAGGGTTTTACCAAGCAAGTCACCATAATTTGACTCGTTTTGCATATTTTTCCACAACACGTATGTATCCGCATCTTTAACGTTCGTAATTAGAATCTTATTGTCTACAAGCTCAATTACGTTAGATGTAGCTCCAATCTGGTGGTCTGTAATATAACCGCAGTTATGAAGCTTAATATTAGATACATAGATACGCTTGTCACCACTAATCTGGCAGTTTGTAAACTGAATCGGGTTCATATTGTAAATATTCTTTACAATTTCAGCCTTACAATTCTTCACTTCAAATACATTGGTATTAAATCCGTCTACAAGCATGGTGTTTATAGTACCTTGCCATGTAGTCCATGCAGGGCTTGCCCAACTCGACTTTACAACCGGGCAGTTAACGGTAATATAACCGCAATCGCCACCAGCCATAAACAAGATATGGTCACCGTAGAATTCAATTTCATCAACCGTAATGATGCTTGAAGTACCGGGTTTTCCATACAACACTACGCCATCATCAATGTAAAGCTTTTGATTAAGCGTATGGTTGGCACCTTCAATATAGTAATATCCGTGTTCTTCAAATACTTGCGGCATGTATACGGACAACCCAAGACTATTTGCATAACTAAAGCAAAGTCTAAGCTGTGCGTTATAAGCCGTAATATTCAGATAGTCCATCGATGGAAATACGCCAAATACTCGGCAGTCTATAATCTGCTTTGGTACTAATTTCCATACCGTATCGCTATCAACACGGATAATTGAACCACCGTCATCAACGCTTACTGAATCCTGAACCTTGGTATATTGAACTGGTGGCATGTCACCTTGTTCATAATAGCCAAGCAAATTCACATAAGATGCATCGATTTCATCATCCCTAAGATGTTCCATCGTGCTTACATTTTCAACGGTAATGATACCAGTTTCACTGTCAGTCACATACTGGTTCTTAAGTACATCAAAGGTATATTGTTCAACCCAAGCGCTTAAATTGCGTTCATCATCGCTCATGTTGCCTTGACCGATATACTTTTCAACATATACTGTCACATCTTCGTTGGGTAAGAATACTTGCTGTTCGGTTTTACCTCTAAGCCCGGTATGCATAGGATTACTAAGAGGCGTACCATTTTCAGAATATATAATGATCTTCTGCGTAGTATGTAAAGAATAAAAGGTCAGCCGACCGTATAATGGCTGACCCTCGTTATCCATATACACACTCCAGTTATCAAGATTGCGTAATACTGGATTTGTCATTTCTTAGATTTCTCCTTATTAGCCTTATATATCTTGTAAGCTTCCCATAAAGCATCGCCTTCGATTTCTTTAGGAATGAAATTGCTATCCCACAATCTTCTATTTATAGGATCATCAAGTTCCTTTCTTACTTCTACTGGTAATGCCGTAGCTTCATCAACTTCATTCTTCTTTAATTCAGAAAAGAATCTATCCGCCATATCGCTACGACCTGCTTTATTTGTAGCAAAGGTTATGCCCATTTGTTCGCCAAGCTTATATCCCGGATGCCTTGCTCTAACACCTGCCATAAAACCGGGATTATTGTAAAATGATTCAATAACTTCATCGGCTTTAGTTGGTCTGGCAGACTTAGGATAAAGCTTATCTGCATTTGGTGTTCTTTCTATTTCATTAGAAAGATCTCTATAATAATCATTTATAGATTTTTCCGTTTTAATTTCAGGATAATCATGATTCTTATTAAGCTTCTTAACAGCTTCTACATCTACTTTAGGTGCTTTAACAGCAAGATTACCCTTTTCAGTAATACCAAAGATTTCAGCAGGATTAACTTCTTCGCCATTATAACTTAACTTGCCGCTTCTATTAAGCATTGTCGTCGGAGTTACATAACCCGGTTCTACTTTTTCGAAGCCTTTAAAGAATTTTTTAGAATATTCAGGCGTATATTTAGAAGCATTTGCTACTTCAATTGCGTCTCTGGCTTCTTTAGTAGCTTTACCATAAGGCATACCTAAAGCTCTGTTATAATCCTTTAAGCTTTCATCTGAAATCTTTTTGCGTAAATTTTTATTATCAAGGAAAGGAAGCATATAATCCATGATTTCAGTATTCAAAGCATCTTGATAATCTTTACCACTTATTCGCTTATAAGGATCTCTTATACCAAAATTAACACGTTTATCAAGAGCTTCAAGATACGGATCACCACGCATTAAACGCTCGGCTGCTCGTCCTAAACCTCTTTCACCAAGAAGCCCTGAACCTAATGTAGAAATCGTAGCTCCTAGAGCTTTTGGGGCTACTGCATTTACAATAGACTGCTGCAATACCGTACCCGGTTTAAATCTTGCTCGGTCTGCGTTTGTAGTATCATCATATACTGCTGCATCTAATACGCCTTCAGCAAATGGCACGGATGCATTTCCTGCCAAAGTAGTAGCAAATGCTCGTGGAGCAACCTTTGCACCTTTCAGTACAAGTCCTGCTGCTCGACCAACTGGCATAGCTTCAAGAACATCGCCTGTAATATCAAGTGCTACATCTTTACCAGAAGGACTTTTACCCATTGCAATGGCTTCTTTAGTTCTTGGGGCAAGTAATCCTGCTGCTGCACTTGTAGCATAATCTAACGGTTTGATTTTACCAGTTGCAGGATCATAACCTTCAACTACATTAGATCTATCTTGGGTTTCTTGAAGATTGCTTAAAGAACTTATAGCAGTGTTAAAGTCAATCCCAGCTTTAGAAAGAGCATCTTTCATCTTACCAACATTAAACTTCGACCAGTGCTTAGGGCTGCTCCAGTTAAGCAAATCTTCAGCTTTCGTACCTAATGCTTCAGCAAGTAATTTAGAATCAAGCTTTGTAGGCATAAGATTTGGCTGTTCATTACCAAGAAGCTCTTCAGTTTTTCTAAGCGGTTCAGGAGCAATATCAATCTTGCCAGACTGTAATGCATCTAATACAAGATTACCAAGGTCAGTGCCTTTAATTTCTTTGTAATAATTGTCGCTTAAATATTGAAGGGCAATAGAGTCTGCTATATCCTGAAGTGCTGCATCTTTATAAGTATCAAGAATAGTTTTAATTAAAGCTTGATATTCATCTTTTTCAAATTTATCTTTAGCACCAGCAATAGCTTTAATGATCTTTTCATTATATTTTACTGCCATTACTTACCTCCGTATTTCTTTTTCTTAAGATTGACTTTATTTTTGTCAATAGTATAAGAAATATAATTCTCTATACCAGGATTAAGCATCCATATAGCGCTAATATTATCTGCCGTAGCGCCAGATGCAATTTTATAATATTCATCTTGTTGGGCTTCCCAAGCTTTCTTGGACTTAGAATAATCGGCTATAATTTTTTCTAATTTAGCTTTTTCACCAGCCACACCAAGTTCTTGTTCAGTAAAGCCAGCATCTAATGCAGCATTTAAAAGCTTAAGCTTATTATTTGCACCATTGGTATTATTATAATTATTTAACCAACCTGCAACGGTTCCACCAAAGTTCTTAAGATAAGCTGCTTTATTACCGCCGCCAGTCGAAGGTGTAGATGTAGAAGCTGGTGCCTTATCCATGTTAAAGATTTCTTTAAGTTCATCAATCTTCTTGGCTTTACGAGCTGCATGTTTAAGATTCAACTCAGCACGCTTAAGTTCACGCTGTAACTTAACATCATCCGGAGCATTAGCACTTTCTTCTTTAGCCACATAATAGATTTCCTTAAGAAGATCATACTGGTCTTCATAATCCCTAAGACGAGCATCATCTGTAGCTTGCTTAGATTCATTTGCAAGACGTTCAGTAGCTTCACGCTGCTTACGATTTTCTTGAGCCTGCCAGTAGCGTTGTTCTTCATCGCTTCTACGCTTATCTTCAATGTCACGAATATTCTTCATGCCGCTGTCGTCGCCCTTATAGATCCACTTATACTTGGCTTCTTCCCATAGCGGATCTTGCGTAAGATTACGAGCCTTAAGCTTTTCCTGCCATGCAATTTCGCTAGTAAGTCTATGAATTTCCGCTACAATATCGTCACGGCGCTTCAATAGATCTTGATATCTTGCATCGCTACGAGGGTCGCCTTCACCACGAGTTCCCATAAGATTACTAAAAGCATTATGACCGCTTTCATTACTTACCGGGTCGGTGTTATTAGTCGGCAGTCTATTAGACGTAAACATATTTTCTGCATTAGACCTGTCGCTATAAGAAATACCGGGACCATTAAGATCATTGATTTCTTTATAGCTACTTGGAAATTTTGGAACAAAGTCGGGGTTATAACCGTTTAAATACTGGTTCCAACGTTCATTTTCATTAGCTTCATCTAATGCAATATTACTTTCTTCATAAGCTTCTTCTGCATTAGGATTAGGATTAGGATTAAAGTAATTAATTCTAAGCCCAGATGCCAAACCAAGATTAGGACTACGAGTAGCCATTATATACCTCCCAAGGCTTTAGAACCAACCTTGTATTTATTTGCTGCAATAGCGGAAATATTTGGGTAAGAATTTACAGGCTTTACACCTTCAGTATAACCTTGCATTTGATTATTTGCATATCTACCAAGTGCATCTTCAGACCCTACATTAGACATAGCTGTGGGTTTAGAAGCCGGAACATCATTAGACATTTCGTCTGCTTGTTTGAGCTGTTCAAGTTCATGATTGACTTTCATCAATTCAGCCTTAAGCTCTTCAACTTTACTACGCAAGCCTTTGACATATTCATCGCCCTTGTAGTCAAGCATATCGGAACGCTTCTTCATTGCAACCGTTTCAGCCAACCCACCTGCAAGTCCTTTAGTGCCTTCAAGAAGCATGTCACGGTTAGACTTGTTTTGGTTATCTAAACGCTGCGTGATATTAAGCATCGGGCTTATAATATCCACCGCACTTTGTTCATATTTTGGACCGTTTAAAGCCATGGTTCCTCCTACAATCCTGCAAGGGTAATTTGCGTATTAGTATTAAGCCTATCTTTTTCAAGGTTGGCTCTATTTTCAACCTGTTGGGCTTGCCAGTTCAAGAAATCATCGCCAAGAGCCTTTTGCTGTTCAATGCTCCACTGGTCGGCATTAAGCAAAGTACTTAAACGGTTATTCATGTTGGTAAGATAACCATTCCATTCATTATAGCTCTGCGCACGGTCTGTATTGTAAGCATTAAGAGCCGTATTGTAAATGTCGTTATATTCACGAGCCGTATTTTCAGCTATAGCCTTTGCTGCTCCTGTTGAACGACCTAAAGCTGCTCCTGCCGCACTATGCTGAACCTTCTGGTTGCTTGCATCAATTACATTACCCATGAAAGGGTTCAGGAAATTTTCAACCGTTTTATCATAAGTAAACTTGTAATCTTCAGGACTGGACAACCCTGCTTCTTCAAAGCGTTTAAGAACAGTTTGATCCCAGTTCCTAATTCTATTAGCCGCTTCTTCTACGTCCTTTTGTGTTCCACCAGGCTTATTAGCTTGATAGAAGTCATTATACATACTTGCAATCTTATCATAGCTTGTATTAGTCCTGGCTGCAAGCTGTCTAAGTGCTTCTTGTTTTCGTTCTTCATTGTTATCTTCAAGGATAGACTGGAAGATACCAGATACAAGACCTACTCCAGCACCTATAACCGTACCCCAACCGGGCATAGCAGCTGTACCTGCTGCCGCACCAGTACCCATACCGCCTAAGATATTACCGCCCCAATTCGCTCCTGCCATTATTGTACCTCGTTAATTGTAAATACCGCCATACACTGTTCACCAGCATATAGAATTGTGTTAATGTTTTCCGTTATAAGCATAACCCTGCTTGATGTAGCGTTTGTTATGTTTAAGTAAAACGGTTCATGAACTGGTAAGTCCATCTTTATAACCGTATCTTCAGTTACTATAGCACTATTTAAAAGAGCATGACCACGAAGAATGGTAAGCTTTAAAGTGCTTTCCCATTTTCGTTGCCATGTACCTTTAAGTGCATCGCCTAAGACGTGCGGATCGGTGCAATTAAAGTCACCGATCTTTACGCTGTTATACAATGTACTTTTCATATGACCTCATTAGAATATGCAACAAGGTTCGCCTTGAATCTTGGCTCCGATTATAGAAAAATCCCACGGGTCACTTGAACTAAATTCAAGCATTAAGATACTGCCCATGCCTATTTTCCACCATTGCGTTACCCAGTCATAATAGCCAAGTTGACCAACAGTTCCAATTTCTTGGTCTAACCAGTCCATACCGTTCCATGAATATCTAAGCGATACTTTAGGATTGAATCCATAAGCTGGAACTTGACCGTTGTTGGTCATAAGCTTAATGCTGTCACAATAGAACGGACTCCATCCATCGATTATAGCACCGCTTACCCTGCGCCTTACAATTTGCAAGCCATCATATTCAGTCCACTTATTGTCATCAAGATAAATTAGATACTCATCTTCAATAGTGCCAAATACAAGCTTATTGTAAGCTAACACTGCATACTGCGGTCGCCACTTTCCTTCATTGTTAGGCATATTAGAATCAAAGCTTGCTCGTTGACTCCATTTGCCTTCAGTTGCATCATATACAAAGGTTCGATTTCCGGCTCTAAATGTAATTGCATAGAACACGTGCTTTGCTTCTTGCCACACTTGTCCGATTGCATCTTCAGGATTAGGCATAGCATCAATTTCTCGTTCTATGTCGTTTGTACTAATTCTTGTAGGATTAGCTCCCTGCATCATCCATACGCCGTTTTGACCTACATCGCTGCTGCCAAGCCAAAATACATTTTGACCAAGAACTACAACACTTCTAGGTGCAAGTATTCCTATAGCTCCGGCTGCTGTATCAGGACTTTGGAACGGGTAATTTACATCGTCATGATAACTAAATACCTGAAAACTTCTGTCGCCAAATGTATACAAGAAGCTTCCGGCACCAATCAACGCTCTGGTTGTATCGGTACTCCATTCAGAATATACTGCAAAGCCCTTTATATTTCCCTTTCGAGTTACTTCACGGGTTTGTTCTTGGTTATTCTGGTCGGTATATGTTTCTTCATACGTATGGTCATATAGCATAAAGATATCATCGCCATATATATCTTCTTCAAACGGATATTGGCAACTTAAATAGAAAGCATCGCTGCCTTGGTCTAACACCGCAAGATATCCATACAAGTAATATACATGGGATGGTTTTATAAGCTCTGTAGTACTGCCACTCTTTTCAGGTAAGGCTATAGCTTTATAGTCAAGCATTTGTTGAGCCGGAGTTAAAGTTGTATCAACTGCATAAAGTTGAGCTCCGTCTGCTACAATAAGGTGCGGATGAGCATCGCCATAACCGCCTGTTTCACACATGTAAACTGGTTCTTTAAGTCCGTTGCTTACATTACCGATTTGATAATATTGCATGGTACCATAGTTGTCTGCAATTAAATATAGATGCATCCCGAACACGCCATATAGCACAGGACTGCCTTTACGTCCTCTAGATGCTCTATATAATCCGCGACAATGCTTTTCAGGCATTTTAAGCAATATACTTGTACCCTGAATGCTTCTTAAGATATTAGTCGAACTTGCTTGACCTCCATCTTGACTTTCAGGATATAGATTAACGCTTACTGCTTTACAAACCTTTGCAATATTACTTTCTTGTGAACCGCCTACAATAGAATCAATGATTCTTTGTCTAGCCATAATACCTCCTACAACGGGAAGATAAAGCTGCCAGATACAATTTGGTCAATTGTATTAAGCGTGTTTATATTACCTTCAGGTCTAATTACAAGCTTATTAGCTCTGGTCGGAGCCTTAATTGTATTTTCAATTTCCGTTAATGTATCTTTAAGCCTTTGGGTGTGGCTTGGATCAAGTCTAGGATATTCTACTGCCAGCTTGTAAGTTAATGCCACCGTAAATAGCTCGTTATATACATCCGGGATCTTAAGCGTAGAATTAAGATTGAAGCTATAAGCCACGTTGTAAATGATTCTAATTTCTTTAGCTCTATCAATTACTGGCTGCTTGGTCTTAAATTCAAGCTTTCTATCGCTTATAAACTGCCAAGTATATACATAATTTCCGTAGTTGGCATTGTAAAAGTCTTCAAGCGATACAAAATTTATCGGGATTTCTTGAAGACGGTCATTAAGAACAATATAAGCTTCTTTAATTGAAGCGACGTTATCGACCACCGCATTTACATAATCTCCGTTAATTTCAGGGTCAACAGTGCCAAGAATCATAGTGGTTTTCATACCGGGTTCTACAATTCTTACCACTGCATTGTCAAGATGTTCCATAGCTTCAGCCGGAGAGCTGTAGTTATGCGCCACCCAGTTAAAAGTACTTTGACCGCTTTGAACGATCTTATATACATGGGTACCACCTTTATCCCAAGCTTCACATCCCATTGCAAGGGTTGTACTATTAGCTTCAGGCAGCACACTGGTATCGCCGTTGATGATGAACCAGAAGTTATACCCAACTTTATAACCGTTTCCGATTATATATTGCGTTTCATTGATTGCATCTTTGGGTAAAATAATTTCCCTACGCAAGAACTGCAATAGATTATGGTTGCTATAGTCCGCTGCTATGCCTTTAAGCAGGTTAAACGCAGATTCCATCATACTGCCAGATGGTTCTTGTCGTCTATTACCAACAAGATTAGCTCGTACTAAAGCTTCAGTAATTATATCTTTAACAGTAAAGGCCATATGTACCTCGGTTGAATATTCAATATGTAAGTTGAATAATGAATAGCCCTATGCCGTTAAGCATAGAGCCATTCAAATTTATTTGGTTAAGCCTTAATATAGACGTTTGCGATACCACGTTTTTCGATGCCACCAAACATAGCAACAACGTCCCAACGGGTCGTAGAAGTCATAGTATTGAGGTTAACAACACGGTTTTCATGAACCTTAACGCCTTCGACCGCACCAAGCTTAGATTCAGCGTTAGATGCATCGAGCTTATCGAGCGTACAGAATTCATAAGCACCGTCAAGACGCACCTGACCCATGAAGTAAGTACCAGCCGGGAGAGTCGTGATGGTCTTATTCTTAAGGGCTGCAATGTTAGCAAAAGAAGTATTATCTTCCTTCACAATAGCACGAGCACCATTACCAGTCAAGAGGGTCGTGAATTCAGTGGTATCCTTTGCAATACCCATGATCGGAAGCTTTGCAGTCGTAGCAGCAGCTGCAATTGCAACATCTTCAGATACAATGAATGCAAACTGTTCCGGGGTTGCATCGCCAATCAAGTCGGCAGCCATTGCGCCTTCAATGAAGATCGGGGTACCCTTCTTGATAACCACGTCAGCACCCGGAGCCGTAAGCGTAATGCTCATAGAAAGCTTATTATGGTTATCAGCATCAGCTGCAAGCCATTCATTGTCATTAGCGGTTGCGCCAAGTGTAATAGACGGCACCTTCACGGTCGGCATGAAGCGCTGGCCACGGTATTCAACAGAGTGGAACGTACCCAAGAGACCCTTAGAATAGAAGGAATCCGGGGAACCAACCGGGTTAAACTGTTGTCCATTAGCCGTAAGGATGGCTTCAATCTTCGGGTCAACAAAGCCGTACATCTTTTCGTTAGAAATACTGCCCAAATGTGCAGCTACTTCAGCGAGCGGCTGGAAACCTTCACCATAAATAGCCACGTTAGCCTGGGTCACGGCTTCACCAACTGCAGAACGCACAACCTGGTTTGCAAGCTTTGCGCCGTTCGGTTCAGCAACTTCCTTATCCCAGTTAACATCGGTCACGGCTTCAATAGCCCCGGTATCAATCGGGAGAGCGAAGTCACGAAGAGCCATCTTAACTTCACGTTCAGTAAAGTCACGACCAACTGCAGAAACATCAACTGCACCTGCGCCTTCAGCACCTTCAACAACAGTACCTGCGTCACGGATTACGAAAGAATAGGTCTGACCATTGCGCTTGCCAACCATCTGGTCTTTGAAGTGTTCCTTAGCACCAACGGTAAGAAAGCCAGCATTAATAAGGAATCGAAGAGCGACAAGGTCTGTAAGTTTGTTAGTAATAACAGTATTAGCCATAATAATTTGCCTTTAGTGTGTTGCAAGATAATTATGCCAGTAAGCCGAGTCCCTTACCGGGTTAGGATCTTTTCCTGCTCCGGCTTGAGTCTGCGAACCTGTAGACGGTAATTTTCCTGCATGGTTAGATTTGGCATCTTGTGGCTGGGAATCATTTCTTGGCGTTTTAACACTTCTAAGCTTACGGTCAAGGTTAATTCTACTTTCCAAGCTACGAAGTTCTATAACTTTATTCAACGGGTTCTTAATCGATACCACTCGCTTTAGAACTTCAGGGTTAGTCATCAACACTTGAACCATCAACGGCGAAATATTAGAATCATCAAGATAGCTTAAAATTGTATTATCCGGGTCATATTTCCCAAGGAATTCTACAAATTTATCTCTCCCATTCTCAAGAAGCCTTTGATAGTGAGATTTAGATTCTTCATCATCAAAGCATGAATCCACACGCTGTTGATGAATTTGTTCGCATTCAGCTTCTTCTTGGTCATAGATTGCAGACTGTCGTTGGGCTTCAAGACCTTCAATACGGTTCTTAAGCATACCCTTCGCAACTTTAAAGTCAACCTGCTTATCCACGTCATCTTCAAAGCTTTTAGGGTCAACGGCTTCAGCTTTCATAAGCTTGGCTTTCAAGGATTCAATTTCTGCTTCGTAAGCTTTCATTTTAGCTTTGAATTTTTCCTTCTGCTTAATGAAGCTACGGTTAGCCTTGTATTTTTCTACATCATCCTTTGTAGCGTTAGGATATGGAAGCTTGTCCTTAGTCTTACCTTTAGAAGCATTATCATGCTCTTCATTACTCGGGGTCTTAGGATTATCATCGGTTGGCTGGGTTGCAATCCCACCCTTAGATGCATCGTCTTCAGCACCGGGAGCGTCCACCTGTTCGGTATGAACTTCTTCAGTTCCACCTTTATCTTCACTACCTGCGTCACCAGATGGCTGTTCTTCAGGCGGAGTGTTGTCGTTAGAATCGGTCGCTTGCGAGACGTCCTGAATACTAATTTCACCACTCAAATATTTTCTAGCTAATTCGCTATTCATTGTATACCTCTATGTTTTACATCCTGGAGTAGGATAATGGTTTCAATATTTATGTTAGTATAAATAATGGCTTTTCATTACTTCTTAAGAAGTTTAATAATTTCACCAATGCCTTTCAAGCCGAGCATTGCAGCTCCACCGCCTAATGTACTTGCAATATTTGGGGATGCTTGTAAAGCCCTTGTAGCTATAACAGCTGGATTTGCAGTAGTTCCAGCCGGAATCTTCATTTGCGGAGGACCACTTAAATTACCGCTTCGTGGCGTAATAGATACCGGGATATTACTTCTGCCAAGCTTGCAAAACTTGTTGTATGCAGCTCCTATAGAATTTGCATTGATAATATCTCCAGCTTGGTCAGCCGTAAGCGGATAACTATAAGATCGACCGTTCTTCATAGTGAACGTGACAAGTCCTAACGCCGGGCTTACATCCATAGCTTGAACAAATGAAGAAGACGGAGTACTACCGCCGTATCTTGGCGTAGTATCCGTATCCCAATATCTTGGCGATGCTTTTTCTTCAGCTTCACCCATCTGCCTTGCTATATCTTTAGGCAGCCCCGGTATAGCCATAAATTTATTCAATAAGGCTCTATGTTCTTCCGGGGTTTGTTTATAGGACGTCTCCCCGTATTTTTCGGCTGTACCGCCTATTCCTGCAGTTCGCCTTGAGTTGGCGTTCATGTTGGGACTAGGACTTCCAAGCGCAATATTAAACCTCATAAGTATAGCCTCCTCCCATAGCATTAATATCCTTTTCGATATTTTCAGCTACTCGGTTTTGTTCCTTTTGAGCGTCTAATGCAACCTTTTCGCCTTCAAGCATAGCCTTTGTAGATTCAGCTTTGGCTTTGTTATCGATAGTTTTACCGTCAAGCATCAATGCAGCTTCTTTAAGTCTTACATCATCTTGATGGGATATCATAAACTTCTGCCAGTCTAATTCACGTTGGGCCTTTAGGTTAGTTAACTGCATTGTCAAAGTATCAATTTGCTTCTGCTGTTCAACCGTCTGCTGCTTTGCAAGCGCAAGTTGTTCCATCGTCTGGTCAAGCGTTTGCTTCATACCGTTCATAATATGAATTGCATTCGGATCCATATCGGAGTCGGATACAACCTTAAGGCTCGGATCCATATTAGCAAGAATATCCTTCGACAAATCTTGACCAACGGTATCATCAAAGGTTTTGCTCATGTGGTATGCAATTACAGGCTTCATATTGTCCGGGAGCAACGCACTCATTAAGCTTAATTCTTGACGCTTTTTAGAGTTGGTTGTAATTACATCAGGACCATTCTGAAGACTAAATACCATTGCATTGCTATCGCCACCATACAAGTCAATTAGAATCCTGCCAAGCATTCTAATGGCTATATAGGCGGAGCTATAGAAGTTAGATACATTACTTTGTGAATTAGTTTGCTGGACCAACACTTGAGTTGCTGTCTGTTCAGTAAAGTTAACCCCGTTTACACCAGTTAAAGGTATCCCTAAAACACTGCTCATTAGCTCCAAGCTCTTAGATACAGTTTCAGACAAGTCTGCTGTTTCATAAGATTCTTTAATAGGTGTGGGCGGCACGGTGCCATTGTATAAGTACAACAAGCTTTCCTTTGTACCAGCAATTTTATAATACTGCTCTAGTCCTTCTATAGCTCCGACCGGCATTAAGAAATTACCCTTCGGACTTCTATTCATTCTTTCAAGCAAGGTAGAATAACCGATGTTAGCTCCAAGTTGTAAAGAATAAGTCTTTCTTACAACCCCGATGTAGTCAATCTTACGGGCTGCATCCATAACCTTATAACCCGTCATTCTAAGAATCGGAATAATTTTATAAGGCATTGGTTTTTGTTCAATAACCTTATTACCGCAAAGCTTACTAAATACTACATTTCCGCTTTCGTTCTTGAAATAGAAGTTTATAACCGGGATTGTAGTTTCCGTAGCTTTCCATCCACCTGCATTTGCAAGCGGTGGCATAGTTCTTGGATAATCTAACCCTACAATTTCATCGCCATATAAGCGCTTGGCTTTTTCAATGTTGATGAAATTGATAATTGCACCCATTTCAGCATCTTCACCATTACGGGTATTAATAGATGGGTCTAAAGCCACACACGTTGGGTCGTCAATTAACTCAAGGCAGATTTCCTGCTGGTCATCATTGCGGTCAATAATCGAAATAGTAGCAAACCCCTGCCCGGTTATAGCAGTATTTGCAAGCCACTCGTTAATCTTGTTCTTTGAATCTTCATTGCTTTCAAAAGCGTCAATTTGTTCCTGAACCGTTCTTGCAACTTCATCGTTCTTATCTTCAAGCTCGATATGGTAAGGACTTGCAGTATAAGGACTGGATATAGCGTTTACAAACAAGCTCCACAAGTTCCATGTAAGGTGCGGTCTGTCCTGCCTATTCCATTCTTTAATAAGCGTTTCATTCCAAAATGTTTCATCAGAATATAAAGCAATATCATTGCTCATTCTAACTTGCTGCGTGCTATAAAATGCATGGCTAGCATTAAGGAACTTAGTCGCTTTCTCTAAAAGTTCAGAGTTTTCCATGTAAACCTCATGATTAAACATATCCTAATGCTGCTAAGACTTTATTTCCAACAGCTGCAGCAGAGCTATTAGTTCTTGGATGAAGCATAGCATGAATAGCCAACACTAAAGCGTCTGCCCGGTCTGGCGATCGTCCTATGCGTTTTCTAATATCTTCTTTCGCTATAATTTGAAGCTTGTTCTTTTCATTGACGAACACTTGGGTATTACGAAGCTCTTCAACCAGTTCTTTATTCGCACTGGTATCAATATAAAACCCGTCCTTAATCGCTTGGGCTGCTTCACAATACATTTCGCTTCTAATATTCAGGTACATATCTTTACTCGGAGCTTGCGCAAAGTTAACCGCTTCAATGTTAACTCTTGGATTATGCTTAATATTATCATAAACACCAACACCTAATCCGCCAGCGTCTAAAGCTCCGCCTTGAATATTATCGACTTCGAAATCTTCAATGATCATATTCTTTTGGGCTATAGTATCGATCTTATGCAAGGTCTTTATATTCAACAACCCAGTTTCATTAATCAACGCTGAAGCTGTCAGGTCACGACCAGACCCTGCAAGGTCAACACCGTAATACAAAGGCTTTGTAAGATAACTAAACCTTGAATTTTCCTTGTCTACAAAATCCGTAGCTCTAACTATAGCATTCAAATAGTCGGATGCAATATCTTCACCAAGCACCTGTTGTCTATAAAGCGGTGAACCTATTCCATAACGGTCTTCAAGTTCCTTGATATATTCTAATGATACAAACGGATTAGAATATAGCGTGGCTCTAATTATAGATTCAGGGTGTTTACGCTTTAGTTCAGCATACCATTCACTGCCAGGTTCAGTACAAGGCGATGTAATTAACCGCTTGTGTGGGGCATCAAGTCCTTCACCACGGAGTCGGTCGGATAAGTTATTATAGAACGCTTCACAACATCTACTGGCTTCATCAAGCACAAGTCCATAGATGTTAGACAAGCCAAGCACGTCGTTGGGGGCTTCATTTGAGTACCCGTATGTAATACCCGTTCCAACTTTAAGAGTCTTATCTTGCTTGTTTATAACAGGATTAAGCCCGAATTTCCATGCAAGGTCAAAGCACTGGCTGAATAGCGTTTTCATCAACGCCGAGTGGGTTAAACACCCAGCCACCATTCTATGACCTTCAAGCATGTGCTTAATCAAGTATAGCGAACATATAAAGGTCTTACCCGATCCGACTCCGGCTTGCCAGATAAGTAATGGATCTTCATCACGCCTTAAAAATTCAGTCTGCGGTACCGATAATCTACAATCAATATCCATTCATCCCCCTATAGATTTGCTTCTTCAGGGATAGGATGACCTTCCATAGTTGTAAACGTAAACGATACCTTATAGCCTTCATCTTTAGGCGCTTCATCATTAGACGCTTCTTTCTTACTTTCGAAGCTGGCTTTGAACGCCATAGAATTAGGGTTCCAGTTGGCTCTAAACCTGCGTTGTAGCACTTCAATGAACTGCTTACCGTTCCTGTCACCAACGTCAAGGTACAAGCTCGACAATAGGTTTTCAATAGTAAGCATATACTGGTCGTACCAATCCCTAAATTCTTCAACCGCTTCAGCCACTTCTTTGCATCTAATACGCTTTTCGTTGTTAAACCATTCAGGGCTTAACAAGATGCCTTCTGGCAAGTATTTCCTTATCGCTTTAGCCAAGGTACCTTCAGCTGCAATATTACCGCCAAATTTACTGCAATTCATGAAGCACATGGTTACCGCCACACGGTCTTCAACGCTCCATGTCCGGCTTTTGCATAGCCCTTCAACTTCAGGAAAAGTATAAGGTTTTGCAGTAAAAGTTTTTCTTAAGATTACTGGATCCGGCATAAATTGCATAAGATAATGCAAGCTATCTATAGCCAGTTTATGCGCTCGTTCAGCATTAAGCTTAGTGTTTAAATTACAACGGTCTTTGCGTTTCATCATATATACCTCGGTTTAAAGTCTGGGAGTAGACTACTTTACAAATTTCTTAAGCCAATCTTGCGAGTAGCTTGACTTAGGATCATCAATTTGAGCTTCAAGAAGCTTCATAAGCAATTCACCTTGGCGTTTAAGCTCGTCCATGATTTCCTTATGGGCTTCGATATAGTCAAATGTAGATTCTTGCTTAGGCGCAGTCTGGCCTATATTAATCTTTTTCTTCGAATTCGAAGTCGGTTTCTTCAACATCTTCACCATCCGGGTTCTTAAATTCTTCTTCAGCATTCAACAGAGAATCTTCACCGTTCTGTACGCTGAAAATTGCATCCTGAATCTTCTGAATATCGGATTCATCAAACTTGTATTTTTCAGAGAGTTCGTTGAGTAGATCTAAAAGTTTTTGCATATACGCTCCTTGTTATACAATAAATATGTTGTATGTTGATGTAAAGAATAAAGTTTATAACATACAATTGAACTACACAAGAGGTTGTATGTATACATTTGGAACGCACACTGAAATTGAATTAGTAAGCAAAGATGAATCCTATATTTATCTTCGCTTCATAGGCATTGACCTACGTGTTAATAAAGATTACAAAGTTGAACGCCTTAATAGAAATGGTATCTGGCTTGAAGTAAGCTGGCATGATAACGGCAACCATCAAGCCCGGACTTGTATCTATAACGGCAACGTTAAAAAGACTTTGTCAAGAGCCAGGGTTATATGCATCGCTTACCACGGCTTACCGCCTGAAGATAAGCAGTTTGTTAAGCACCTTAACGGCGATACTATGGATGATATCCCGGATAATCTTCAATGGGCTAATAGCCTCGTCAAAAGCACTGGAGCCTTTAGAACCGAGGAAAATATAAAGCTTATCGAACAAATCCCACAGGGTCAACGCAACTGGAGCAATCCAGAATATCAAAAGCTATTCAACCATATGAAAGGTGCAGACGGGCTTAACCATGCAGACCGCTTTAGACTTAAGATGAAAGCGCAAGGACTGGTTAGACGCAAGCGTATTGAAAATGGTGAAGCTAAATATGTATGGGTTCCTAAAGGTTCCCCAAGAGCTAAGCGCAACTCTCTAAAGGTTGAAGAATAATCGACATAACAATATATTGCAAAGATGTCTCGAACACATCGAAAGAATTAAGAATAGGACACCCTATTCGAGTGGTTATACCGGGTTCGAGACGGTATAACCACTTTAAATTTGAGGTCAACAATGATAACACAATCTGCAATTAAGCTTACTCAAAGGCTTAAAGAGCTTCATCCTGAATATGAATTCAAGATCAATGCTTCTGAATCTACATGGAAAAAGCTTCTATCCTATTACAAAAGCGCAAAATCAAAGCCAAAGAGTATTGAAGGCTTTAATTTTATAGATATAGGAAATATTGTAAAGCTTCCTAATGGACTTAAAGAATTTAATATAATTAAGAAAGCAGTATTTAACACTGAAACACTCCCTAATTATATTGAAGAAAGTGAATTTCTTTCATTCTGCGAAAATATTGTAGAAGAAATTAAAGCCCAACACTCTGCAAAAGCAGCTGTTGCAACAAAGGCTGAAACCATTCTTAATGGCACTGACAGCGAAACTAAAGAAATTTACGCACCGCTTAGTGTTCATCTATTCATTTCTAAATACTCTGAAGCAGATAAAGAAATGTTTAAGTGGTTCACTAAAGATGACCAAGGCAACCTTTATCTTAAAACCAAGAAAGGCTATTTACCCATTCATTTTACAAATGAAGATGGGCTTGTAAGCGAAGGCGCAGAATTTTGGAGTGAATTCTTCAAATTATATCGCCCTACACTTATAAAGTGGGTTGAATATCTTCGTGAAGTTTGCATGAAAGATATCTTATCCCAAGATATTGACCTTTCAAAGCTTCGAAGAGATATAGACTCTAATACGGAAATTTCTACTATTGACAAGCTTCATGTGGTAATTCCGAAGTCTATATTAAACCAGTCATTTGCAAAGCTTACATTTAATACATTTGAAAATGAAGCAGGAAATACTGTTACAACCCTTGTAAACGCCGATTTGACTTTAAGATTATCAAGCCAAGCTCAAGCTGGTGTGGTTTGTACTGAAGAAAACTGGATTGAAGTATTTAAGAAGATCATCCCACGGTTAGATCCATCTGAAATTGATCTTCTAAAGCGGTATTCTGTCGATAATAGCATTCAGGCTATATGGCACTTTAACGCAAATCTTATTGAACCAAAGCTTAAGATGCCGCCAACTTGGCACAAGTTCTTTGATAAAAAATTCAAAGTAGACCGTGAAGCGCAGTTATATAGGATATGCAAATTCTTAACTCTCCTGCTTCAAGAAGATAATCAAAACCGTCAAGCACTTGTAATTGCAGGTAAAGGACGAGAGGGTAAATCATTATTCTGCGATATTATTGTAAGAAGCCTTAACAAAATCTTCAATTGTTCCCATTCAAGAGTAAAATTTGCAAATGATATTACAACTGAAGCGTTTGAACAAGGCGAAAGCGCACGTGGAAATCTTGAAAGCATTATTGATTCAATGCTTATCTATATCCCGGATGTAGCAGACACTTACAAGCTTTTAACTTCGAACAAGTTTAAAAATATAACTGGTTCAGACCCCATTACTGCAGATATTAAAAGCAAAAAGCCAGTTAAAAAGCAAATGCTTGGGACTAAATGCATAGTCACCACTAATTCTTGTACTAAAATGCCAGATGCTTCTACAAGCTCTCGTGTTCTGCCAGTATGGTTTAACCGTGACGATGAAGAACCAGATTTCGATATGTACGAAATGGGTATGGCTATGCAAGAAGAATTTGTTGATTTCTTGTCATTTTCGTATGCATATTGCGATTATATAGAAAAGAAATTTGAAATTCAAAAGTCCGAATGCTATAGAACCTGCCCGATCTTTTCAAGCGACAACTATTCAAAACCATTGAAAGAAGTCTATGAAAGCCTTGGTGATTCTAAAAAATTCTTCTTGTACAACACTGCCGCAGACTATGATGAAGTCTTTGAAGAAATGCATAGCGATATGTGCCAGGAGCTTCATGTAGAATCCGCACCAACCGAAAAGGTCAATGTTAAAGAATTTTATCAATCTTTGCTTAGGGCGTTAGATTATCTTGGATATGGGCATCTTAAAGCTAGATACAGTTATCCGCCTAGTGTTGAACGTAGAAAGCTTAAGGACTATTTGACCAAGGCTTATAATATTAAAACTATTCAATCCAATGGGATTAGATATTATCAAGGCATTAAATATACTCCGATTGCCGTTGAAAAGCAGGATTCACATAATGCTTCAAAATGGGCTAATACACCAGATCCTGAAAAGGATAAAATAGAAGATGAATTAAGATCCTATAATCCTATGGATCCTAATAGCGAATTTCCGTGTTAGAACGAGTTCAGTACCGTAAGTACCGCAATAGTACCGTATTTGAAAAAAATACGGTACTCAACTCTTTCTTGTTTTATAAGGACTCCCGTGGAATAGTACCGTAAGTACCGTATTTCGGATATAGTTACTTCCTAACCCCACGGAAAAATTTTTTTACATTCATTTCTATTTTCCTATATACAGAAATATTTTAAAATTTTACGGTACTATACGGTACTATTAGAAGAAATGAAGAAAATTCTTAATTATTTCAGTACCGTATTCTTTTAAAATACGGTACTTAATACGGTACTATATGGTACTATTTTAATTTATTCATTTTATAATTATGCAGTTATTATTTAAATGAAATAACAATAAAATGTGAAGAAATTTTAAACAGGAGAATAAAATGAATTGGAAAGATAAACTCTACGAAGCATTGGTATATATTGCCGTAACCGTTGCAGCCTTCGTGTGGATGCTGTCTACGGATGGAGTGTTTGGCGAATATACGTGGATTCCGTTTTATGGAATTCCTATGGTTGGTGGAATAATGGTTGGTGTTTCAAATGTATAGGAGAATAAAATGAAAATGCTTCTTTTAACATTAATACTTATTAATTTATCATTTGGCAAAATTCTTACTTATAAAACTTATACAGATAGATACGCTAGTTTTGATAGCGACTTAAAAGTTAAAGATAAAGAATTAATTAAAATCAGATATGATACTGAACGATGTTTAATATCTATTGATAAGCCATATTTTGCATCAATATTTCAAATAGATTTTTTTGATATAAATGGTTTTGAAATAGGCTCAATTTTTTCTTATCCTTTTGATAATAATGAAGAAATTCCTGATAATGGTAAAATATGTTTTGAAGAAGAAAGATCGGAAAGGATTAGAGCTGTACGTATGAAAGCATACGCTTTAGTGAAAGGTGATTGGCTTATAATACCAAGTGAAATTGATGAAGAAAGAATAGAAAAACTAGAAAAATATAATTTTTCTTGTCCTAGTGGAAATTATGTTACTCATTCTGACGCTTCGTGGTATTGTAGAAAATTTTATGAATGTGATGAAGATGAATATGCAATTTCTAAAATAGAATGCGAAGCATTACCATCTAATGCTGAAAGAAATAAATATACAGGATTTCATTGTGAAGAAGGTTTTATTCTTTTTGACGACGAGTGCCAAGTAAAAACAGAATGTGAATATCCTAATAGATATAAGCGTAGTACTAATGAATGTATTAATCTTCCAAGTGATGCGCACTGGACAGGAAAATTTACATATAAATGTAATAAAGGCTATGAAGATAAATATAATAATGGAACGTGTTTCGAAAAAGAATATGAAAAGAAAGATAACGAATTTAAAGAGCAGGTGCTTAATGACAGTACTACAACAAAACAGATGGCATATAGCTCTAAATCGCCTAAAGAACGATTAAAAAGCTCAAGATTCAAAGGATTAGATTTTCGTTCACATGATTATTTATTATATCAAAGAGAAATTACAGATAAATTGCTAAACAATATACGTAAATAATAGATTGAATTATTCCATTTATTATTTTTAATTCATAACAAATTAATGTAGAACAAACTTTAACAAAGGAAAACACTATGAAAAAACTTCTAACTTCAATATTAACCGTTTTGACAATATCCTCTAATGCTTTTGCAGCTCAAGGAGATGCAGATGCACTAGCAGGATTAGTTTTCGCCGTTATTGGTATAATTATAACCATTTTCGTTGGTTTTACTGCTTTATATTTGCTTGCAGCTATTCTTGCTGGTTTAATCATAGCTGTTGCAGCAGTAATAAATACAGTTATTATTCTTCCTATAGTATTTTTGATTAATAAGCTTTTTGGAAAATCTTATGAATACTTTTCTTTTACTAGATTAACTGTAGTTTCGATAGAAGGATTAATGGATTCTATGCCCAGTATTTAAATATATAAATTGAAATTTGTCGTTTATTATTCTATGTAATTAACATTTTAATGTAGAATAAAAAGGAGTATCAAAATGAAAAGAAAATTTGTAGCAGTAACTAGCGAAGAATCTGTGAGTATAATTCAACCGTTTCTTGATTCAGGATGGGCAGTGAAACTAATGTCTGCTGCACCATATGCAACGGGAAATACCAATAATGCATATGCTCCTGCTATCTTCGTATATTTAGAAAAGGATGAATAATGCCAACGTTAATTTGCATAATAATAGGATTCATAATTTTCTATGCAGTAATTGAAATATATCTTAGAGTGGCTAACCGTAAGAATTTAAAAGTATTGGAATATTATGATAATTGTTATATACCACATCCTGTATTTGGTATTGCAATTTTATTAAGTATAGTTATACCTTTTCTATTATGGTGCTGGGGCAGGTAATTATGAACACCCATGAAATTGAACACTGGTTTGATTCATACTTAAAGCAAGATAATAATAGATACTTTCATTATAGCGATAAGCTGCCGGACTTTGTAGTGGATTCAACCCCTGAATATATTAACTTAGTTCTTGATGCATTCAAAATGGAAAGCCATTTTATACCACGAGAGTATAGACCACTATGCAAAGCGTGGTGGGAGCAAAGCCACGGAGCTTTCAAAGAAGTTCAAAAGTCCTGGTCGTTTGAAGGATGGATGTTCATCTTTGATAAGGTTTATCCGGGAATGCTATACGAGTTCTATGTAGGACCATATGATTCAAAGCTATATGACCGACTTGCAGGTAAAATCCCGAGTCGAATGTCTATCTTAGAATTTCGTAAGTTTGTAAGTATCTTTACTAATGCTTTGATAAGAATGCAGGAAATTAATGGAGATATGCCACCTGGTATTTGCTTCTTAGAGCTTACAAAAGTAGCTAGATTGCACCCGTTTAACACCTATATCGAAAAAGGAACTTACTTCAATGGCTTCTAACGTTCTCGTATACAAGAATTCTAAAGGACAAAGCACTAAAACAGGTCAATTGTCACCCAAGCAGTTCCGTTGGCTGAAGCCTTTAACACAAGAAGAACGTGGAAAGTGGCTTCAAAAGCTATATGAAATTGAATCAAAAGAACGTAAACGTATCTATGATGAAAATTTCGAAGATCCTACAATCATCCATACCGATGACAATGGCGAACCTATAGATATTTGCGATATGATTCATCAAACTATGGAAGAATATCAGCCTGAATCTATAGACTAGATATTTAAACAAATAAACAATATAATGCGAAGATAATTTCGCATTACAAAGACCCTATCTGGGCAAAGGAATAAATTATGAAGATTTCAAAGTCTGACCTCATTAAAGAACAAGCTCAAGCCATCGCCCTTACCGATGGAGTATACAATGCACAGATTGTTGGCTACATGGTGGCTGAACGTGTGCCGTTTAACAAGCCTGACGATCCGCCTTATCAAGCCGTTAGATTTGCAATGGCTCTTGTTGATGACAATGATACGCAGAAGATTGTACAGACCCCGGATTATCGCTTAAGCTTTTCCGAGCGTTCTAACTTCTACAAGCAGCTTGCATCTTGGGCGAAGTCAAGTTCTCCTGAAGATCTATGGGAAAGAATGTCTCAAGCAGGATTTATCGAAGAAGATGAATTCAATCTTGACAAGTTCCTTGGTATGCATGTAGGTCTTATGACTACAATGGTGGCAGGAAAGAAGGATGCTTCTAAGCTTTATCCGAGCTTTGTATTTACGCCGTCTAAGAAAGGACAGGCTTATGATGCAGCGGCTCCTGAAGATGGTAAGCTAATCCCGATTTGGTTGCCAAACTTCATTGAAGATACCGATGTAGTTGAAACCAAGTGCGTTGACTTCTGTGAATGGAAACGCTATGAAGAAAAGGCAGATGAATTTGGTCCTGAAGATAACGTGAAACCGACTCAATCATCCCGTAAGTCTAACAAAGAAGCCCCTGCATGGAGTCCAAAAGGTAAGGCAGACGCTTCTACGGCTATGACTGAAGAGGATGCAGTAATGCCGGAGGTTCATGCGGCTACAGCTCCTGCAAAGCCAAAGCTTAAGGTTCGTACTAAGCAGGTTGAAGAAGCTACAGAGGACGTGCCGTTTTAGTTCTTAACATTATAGGGCGTTCATAAGGACGCCCTATATTTTTATGGAGAAATTTATGAATCCTATCTTTAAACACTACGAAGATATTGCAAACAAGTATCTTGAAGCAGACCGTATTTACCGGGAAGCAAAGGCTACATTTACTTTGAAATTCTTTGACTCGGCATTTAGAACTAAAGCCCCGACGGTTGTAGAACTTACTGCGCTTGTTGAAGGCAATATTGAACTTAACGACCTTAAGATGAATGCCGATAAGCTTGAATATGCTTTGAAGCTTGCAAAGGCTGACCTTGACCACTGGGTACATGACTATGAACATGAAGACTGAACAAAAGAAAATCGATGCTGAAATTGAAAAGGCTTTGGCTGAAAAAGAAGTGAACCTTACTGCCCACCAAATAGTGTTGGCTACGTACATTTCAATCTTTACCAAAACCATTGACGACCTTATTGCTGAATCTAAACATGAACCCATCATGCATAAGGTGCCAACGGAAAAGCTTATGGACGTGTTCCAGCTATTTGGGAATGTAATTTCCGTTAAAGAAGTATTCAAAGGACTTAAGAAGATTTGTCCTGAAGTAATGCCGAGCGCTAATACCGTAAAGCTTCTTTATATGCGTTATCCGTTTGTCCGTGGGATGAAGATTGCAAGATTGTACTTTGGTACTACAGATCAGAAACTTGTAACAGGATTGGGAAGATAATGGAACCAGAAATCGAAACCTATAGCTTTGGAGCAGCCATTGAACTGCTTAAATTTGGTCGTAAGATGGCACGACTCGGCTGGAACGGAAATGGTATTTTTATCCAGCTTCAGACGCCAGATGAATATTCTAAGATGACCCAACCATATATCTATATCGATACCTTAAGCCTTAAGACTAATAATCCCAAAGCTCCCAAAGGACGTGTACCGTGGCTTGCAAGCCAGACGGATATGCTTGCTGAAGACTGGGTTGAAGTTAAAGAAGATACAGACCAGCTTAGTTTGAATCTTTAATGGCTTCATTTAAAGACAAAACCCCCGTAAATTTCGACAAGATCTATACACCGCTTGAAGTAATTCAGAAGTGTAATAGATTTCTTGTCGAAGTTTTAATTAACGAAGGCGCTGAAATAGACCAAATCATTGATCCGGCTGCTGGTCCTAATATTTGGCTTAATGACTTATTGACCTATTTTGATGCTCCTGTAAAGACTTATAGTTTAGATATAATGCCCGATAATGACCAAGTTAAGAAGTTTGACTGGTTGAAGCTTAAAGATAAAGAGCTTAAATACTCCGAGCATAGGCTTATAGTCACTAATCCTCCATATGGGCGGTCTAATAACGGCACTATAAGCTTCATCAATATAGGCTTAAAGCACGCGAGATGGGTGGCTATGCTTGTACCAACTGGAACATGGACGAGCATTAGAATCAAGAACTTCAATAAGCGGTGGAAATTAGACATTGGTCCTATCAACCAGATATTTAAAGGCTGTGGGATATTCAACGAAAAGACTAATAGCTGCAATATTAGCTTCATTGTCTATGAAAGCGCTAATGACCCTAAAAAGAAGCTTGAATTGCCGTTTGGAAATATTATTGATGATGAAGAAGATGATGTAGGCATATTGTTATACTATAATAAAAAAGATTCACATGGACCTTATATAGATAAAATTTCTAACTTAAATGAAAATGATATTCATACTTGTGCTCAAGGATCTTTGTTATTTCAACCTTGTAATCCAGCACAATATGACAAGAATCTTTGTATAAGATTTAAGACTGAAGAATTACGCCAACAATATTTGAATCTTGATTTTAAGAAGCTTACATGCTTATTCAAAGAAATTTATGGAACTACGGCAGAGTGTTCACCATTGCGTTGGTACGAAATTGTATCGCGCTTTATGGATTTAAAAAAAAAACGCTATACAGTAAGCCTAAAATCTTTAGGAAATGGAAATACGCATTTGCCATTAGTAAAGGAGTATAAGCATTTATTTCAGCCTAATGATATCTTTTGCTGTGCGTTAGGAATTGGATGTCTATTTAAACCTTGTGTTCCTTTCAAATATCAACATGTTTTATGGATAAGATTCTATGATGAAAGATTACGCCAGCAGTATCTTTCATTAGACTTTAAAGCTTTAAATGAAGCTTGGAAATCTACTCAAGGTAACACAAGTCAAGCTACGCCATGGAAATGGTTTGAATTTATATCAACATACATTAACCTTAACCCGGAGGAATGATGCCTTGTGGAACAAAGAAAGGTGGTCGCAAACCGCCTAAGAAATAATCAATAGAACATATTAATGCCCTAGATTATCTTATAGAGCGCCAACGAATGACTGGCGTTAAATAGACATTCAATTTGGTTCTTTCATTAGTCCTTTTTGTTTAAGGTTGATCGCAAATTATCCCATAGCCCTAATCGGCTATGGGATAAATTTTTTACGCTTCAGTTGCTACGCTGCCACCGCTTTCACTGCCAGACCCTTCATCCGAAGAATCTTCTTCAACAATTTTGACGTTAGAAGCGTTCAGGGTATTAGCACCAGCATACGGAACGGTAAGTTCAAGAATAGTGCCGTCTTCCTGCTGTACAATATATGTATTGACAGGCTTACAACCCAGAACTTTGACTTTACCGTAAGTATCGGTATAGAAATACTCGCCAGTAGCGTATTTGACTTTGATGTTTACCATGATGTCCTCATAAGTTAAAGAATAAATTGTACCATAAATATATAGCGGCTATAAGTTCTACTATGATAAAGAGCCAGAATATTATAGCTCTCAAGATACTTCTCCCCACATCAACTCGCCTGTTAAGAATATAGTGGTGTGTTGGTTAATAAAGGTTTTTCTAATGCTTACTCTAACGTGGTGTGGGTTAGTACTGTTTGTATTATACATGTTGATTACATAACTGCAATCGACTTGGTTAGTTCCATCCATCTGGCTAAATACAAACCAAGGTTGATATGTACCAGTTGTAGATACTGAACCATATGTTATATCATTATCCGGGCCACCGCTATAGCTTGATCTATGGGTAATGTCAGTTATATAGTCTGCTGCCAAAGATGCATCATAAGCTTTGATACCAACCTGAATATTACCCCCACTGGTTCCATGTCCGCCTATAACAATATCGCCTATTCTAAGCCAGTCGTCAAAGTTATCCTGAAGCGTAGTGGTCACTTTAGCTGTTTGAACTGAAGGCAAATGTACATCCATAGTACCGTTAAGTCTATATGGGTACATATACCAGCCATCATTTTCGCTACATACAAAGTGCCTAATGCCAGCGGTCAATAAAGATCCTGCCATCCATGCAGCTGTAAAGTATATATAACCAGTTCCAACCCTTGCAGGAAGAGCATAGATTGAACTATTGTACTTCATTACAACAAGCTTTCCGGCGGTTAATGCAGTCTGAATATCGCTATATGTAGAAGAACCATATATAGCTACAAATACTTCAGGACCAGGAATGACAGGGGTATTAAGCAAATCGTTATAAGAACCACTTGTAGCAACCGTAGCAAGGTCCGCTTCTTTTGCATAGATGCTTAAGTCCGGCTTGTTATCAAGGTCGTTATAGTTGTTTGTTATAGCTGTGCGACCTACATCATTAGAACCAAGTGCGCCTATATTAGCTCTGGCTCTAAATTGTTCACCGCTACTAAAAGTTTGAGCAGTGTTAGCCAAAACCTTATATATCTTTTCTTCATTTACGCTTGACATTAACTGCCTCCTTTTCTTCGAGCTTATATTTAATAATGAAGTCTAACTGGGTCTTAATAGAACTTAGATCTTGTTTGATTTCGTTAACGGTCTCGATTTTACTTTCAAGTTTTTCAATCCGTGTGTTAAGCTCCGTATTTTGCATGTATAAATAACCAAGAAGAAGGGCGCAAGGAATGCCAACCTTTGCGCCAACTTCTTGCAGGATGTCTGTTACTTTCATTAGACCCCCATTGCTTATTCTATATTAAGATAAGCTTACCCAAGCTAGACCGTTAGCAGTTACTTGAAGAACTTTGCCTAAGTCTGTGGTTGTATCAAATGCCGGGACAGGAATCTTAACGGAAAGCGGACCAGCACCCTGTGCGTATAAGCCTAACTTAAACACGCCGGTATTTTGTTTAGTAGGCATGTTAAAGCTAGATCCATTATTATGAGTAAATATAACGCCTATATAATAAGGTGTCATGCTGGGTACAGTGCCAGCCCAACCATTTGTAGAATTTGCTGGGAAATCAAATAATACATCCTGAGCATCAATATATGCATTATTATAGCCAGAAGTAGTATAACTTAACGGCTTAGAGGTATAGTACATATATCCACCATATAAACCATTTGAACTAGCAAATATTGCAAGATATGCTTTGGTGTTTGCTTCTACATTATATATACTATATGTAGATCCAGGAATTTGTGCTACACCTTGACCGCTTGAATCGCCATAAAAGCGATGCATCCAATCAGAATTTAGCTCTACAGTTCCATTAGCATTTGTAATATCACCAGAAAAATCGACATTAGCACCGTCAATCTGCTTCAAAGTATCAGTATCATATTTTACAGATATAACTTCTCCACTAACATCGATGGTTCCGTTTCCAGTATTAGGAATTGTCGGCTTGTTAAGGATCACGCCTGCACCAGTCGTGGCATTCCAGTTAGCATTAACTTGCGCCGGAAGATTAGCCCATACAGGACCGGTTTCATTAAGCTTAAGATATTGTCCGCTAGTACCGTAACTTGGTACAGGGTTGCTTACCTTTAACGGACCGTTACCAGATACCATTTGAGCGAACTGAACCGGGGTCGTTAGTGTTGTTGAATCAGTCTGAACATTGCGTCCGTCTACTACAAGCTGCAAATAGCCAGTATCATAGTAGTAGGTGCCACCCCAAGAGTTAGTTCCACCTTTCAACCTTATTGTTTGTGCATCAAGATATGGATAAGTTGACATATTTACTGATACACTACCTTGATACTGCCTGTCATAAGAACCATAAGTAGTGTTACTTAGGTTGATAGTTAAGCTATATGCTCCCGGAGTTGATGAACCATAAAATTTAAAAGTATTAGCCGGAATATTGATTACAAATTCGCCATCAGTGCTAGACTTAATCATCGTAAGTATATCACTAGGGACTAAAAGTCTTGCATCACCAGTTGCAGTAACAGTGCTTACATCAGTCGGTGTACCCTGCACTAAATCCTGCGTAATTGTCTGCCCGTCATACTTCACGGAAATTTCATCATTTGTAAGATCGATTGCATTTCCTGCAGTATAAGAACCACCGCCACCGCCGCCAGCATTTACCCATGCAGTATTACCACTAGAATTAACTCCAAGTACTTTACCACTATCACTAGAAGAATGAGCAGGAACTAGATCTTCACCAGATGGAATAGTCGGCTTATTAAGAATTTCTGCCACGCCGCTAGATGCGTTCCAGTCACTATTAACTTGTGCGGCTGGTATAGAAGGCTTGTTCTTAATATAAGCCGGATCACTAGAATCACTTTCGTTCCAGTTCGCTTGTTCCTGAGCTGCAGGTACATCAGATGCAGTAATATAACCAGAATCATTTTGAAGATCACTGGTTGCAGATGGAATAGATGGCTTATTTAGAATTTGAGCTACACCAGAAGAAGCGTTCCAATCGCTATTAACCTGAGCTGCAGGAATAGTTGGCTTATTACTTAAATCATTATAAGATCCTGAAGTAGCAACAGGAGCAAGATCACTAGACTCGGCATAGACGCTAAGATCAGGCTTGTTTGTAAGATCATTATAATTTCCACTAAACAAAGCTGGTTTATTCTTAATGTAATCGACAGCCGTAGAATCAGTTTGAGCGTAATCAGATTGAACCTGCGCAGCCGGAATAGAAGGCTTATTACTAAGATCGTTATAAGAACCACTCGTTGCAACGGTTGCAAGATTAGGCTTATTAAGAATCTCGCTTACACCACTAGAAGAATTCCAATCAGAATTAACTTGTGCTGCCGGAATAAACGGTTTATTCTTAATATATGCGGGATCAGTGTTATCAGCCTCGTTCCAATCACTTTGAACTTGTGCCGGAACTTCAGAAGCGGTAATATAGCCGGAATCATTTTGAAGGTCACTGGTTTTAGACGGAATAACCGTACTAGACGGTAATGCCCCTACATCGCTTGCAGTAAGCGTCACATCACCCGTTTGTCCGTTAACGCTTGTCACGCCACCAGACTGTCCTTCAGGCATATTATCAACATGAACGGTGCTAACACCGGGTTTTCTATCGATAGAAGTATCGCCATTGTCGGCGTATACGTGGGAAATGGCCATTTTGTTACTCCTTGGGCTATATGCCCTATTAATGTACATTCAATGAAAGAGTTAAATAATCCTCATACCATTGAAGGTATGAGGATCATTCGTTTCACCTTTAGGCTTATATTGTACTCTCGCAATAATTATGTTAAAAGAGTTGAATTTATGCTAAGCCGCCCCATGATTGCGGAATTTGCTGCAATTCTGCATATCCAGTTGTAGTATCAAGACCACAGTTAGTAAAACAATCAGAATAATTTGAAGGTGGTGTAGATTGTGTACTTGCTTGATTATATAATGATAAGGCGCCTGATTCTACTTTTAGACAATTTCTAAACATTTCGTTCATATAAATTACATTAGAAGTATTAAATAATGGAATAATTCTTAAAGAATAACAAGAATCAAACATTCCAGATAATATGGTGGCACTTTGTGTATTAAATAATGGAATTGAATATAATGAAATACACGAACCAAACATTCCTGAAAAATTAGTTACATTACTTGTATTTAATAAAGGAACTTCTGCTAAATTAAGACAGTTCATAAACATGTTACTAGTAGATAAGGCAGACGAAGTATCAAACGCAGGAATAGACTCTAATCTACTGCAGTTTGAAAACATTGCACTAAGATTAGTTCCAGCACTTAAATCTAGTAAAGGAATAGATTTTATATTCGTTCCTGAAAATGTTCCATTAAAATTTTCCACATTTGAGGTATTGTATAATGGAATATATTCAAGATTATCGCAATTCATAAAGGTCATATGCATATTAGTAATATTACTTGTATCTAACATTGGAGCATAAGTTAATAAATTGCAATTAAAGAATGTATACTCTAAAGTTGTAGCATAGCTCGTATCAAATGTTGGAATAAATGAAAGATTAGTACAATTTTCAAATGTACTTTTAAAGCTTTCTACTCCAGTAGTATTAGCTGCAATAACTTTAAGAATATAATCGTTGCTTTTGAATAAATCATTCCAATTTGTTGTATAATTTTCTATATCCCATATATTATTAGTGGAATCTATTAATGTTTGATTAGTTCCCATTAAAGGGGTTTCGCCTTGTTTATACTTTATTCGTATAGTAAATGGAGGTAAACTTACATTTATATGAGGAAATACTTTCGTTGCACCATAATAAGCTTCTTTGACATTTATATTTCCATAATATAGTGGATTTATGCCATTGCTTCCAAAATATATACTCATTATGGCTCCGGGATTAGGTATAGCACTGTTGCAGTAGGGCTTGCAGGTAAAGCACTAACCATTTGAATATCCGTTATGCCTATAGTTGAATTAACAGAAATAGCATTTCCTGTTAAATCAATCATATTTCCTGCTGTATAAGTCTGCCCTGCATTAGATCTTAGTTCATTTAGAATATCAATTAAATAAGCCCTTTGCCAGTGTGTTGTATCTTGGTCGGGTCTAGTTGTACTTCCGCTTTGTGTATAATCTAAAATACATTTATAAATATTTGGGAGTGAACTTTGCGATTTTACGAATATATATTCATTTGCTGTATGATTACCAACAGGAATATAATAACTAACTGAAGTACCGCTTGTACTAATCCAAGATCTTGGATCAATTCCAGCATTATAATTATCCCATACAAAGCTCATATTAGAAGCTACATAGCCCCAACCATAAGAAATATGTCTAACATCTGTAGTATCGTCTTCTAATCTTATAAAGTAAGGTGTTGAATTAGCAATATATGCAAGCTTATAGAACTGCGTAAATGTAGATTCCGCTCGTCTAATAATGACTTCTTTACCAGTTGCAATATCCGTAATCATATCTGCAACAGTTGCATAAGTATTTGCAATTGCATCATAATCTAGAATTACAAGATTGCTAGAACCGCCACTTGCAGCTTGCCAGCTATAAGACCCAACTCCACCGCTATAAGCAGCAGTTAGAACTTTACCACCGTCAGAGCTTCCTACATCCGGGACATTTCTAATAGTTGGCTTATTAAGGATTTCAGCGACTCCACTAGAAGCGTTCCAATCGCTATTTACTTGGGCTGCAGGAATAGTTGGTTTGTTTTTAATATAAGCCGGGTCGCTTGAATCGCTTTCGTTCCAGTCCGATTGTTCTTGCGGAGGAATATCGCTTGCAGTAATGAAGCCGGAGTCGTTAGTAAGGTCGCTGGTTTTAGTTGGCACGGTCACATTTGCAACGCCACCGCTTACAACACTGGTGCCGTTAACGGTCACGTCCGTCACGGTACCGCCACCACCGCTTTCATCTTCCCAGCTTAAGTTCCCGGTATTATCATTGACCTTTAGAACTTTCCCGGCTTTATTAACGCTTGACGGGATGCCTATATTTTGTCTAACTTGGTCTTTTTCAGTTGCATTAAAGTCCTGCGCCAAGTTGTTTACAGGATAATTAAGCTTTCTATAAGGAT